GGCAAGCCTTTCGCCTTCGCGTATTCCCACGCGCGGGACAGAGCATCGGCCATGGATTCGGGAACCGAGGGGATCGCGATGCTCATGCGAGCACCACGTCGATAGACGTCCCGACGGTTTCACCTTTCGCGTTCACGGCGGGGCGCGCATGCCATTCGATCCGATCCGTCGGAAGGCCGAGCCTGCGAGCCCATGCGCGAGCTTCCTTCCCCGCGAGGAGGGCAGGTAGATCGACCTTCGTCGAAAAGACATCGAACGCGCAACGGTGAGAGTAGAACAGATCGCCGTTCCTATCGAGCGCGGGGACATCGAAGCGGCGCACGGGAGTGGAGAGATAGGACGTAGTGTGTTGAAGGCTAGGCATGTCAGTAGGTTTATCCTCCTATCGGCATCGAGTCACAAAGAATTCAGCATGAATGACGATTCTTGAGCAGGCCACGTAGAGCTTTTTCAGATAGGTGAGCTTTCCCTCCTACCATCACGCCTCAAATTTTTTGCCGGGTAAATTTTTTCAGGCCAATCACGGGCCGCATGTATTTACCCTTCCCGCCCACTTACTCGGAATCTAGAATCCTCCCCATGAGCCCTGAACCAGTCACCATCACCATCACCTACGCCGACGGGACGACGAAGGAGCTTCGTCGCGCCGGTCTGCTGCCCGACGTGTTCGCGTCGGAAGACGGCTACCTATACGACTTCAAAGAGAAGACTCTTTACATGCACGGCGGATGGCCGCACTTCCGATACAATGGGACGCTCATCAATGCCAAATACGCGGTCGCCGATGCGTGGATTCCTGATTGGGAGTGTCAGGGCAAGCAGATTGTGGTCGCGGACGGCAACAAGTGGAATGTGGCGGTAGAGAACCTCGCGATCGTATCAGAAGCCGGCAAGGGTCCTCCGAGGACGTCGGCTGTCTATACACGCCTGAAGGTGCTCCAGTTGTTGAAGATCACCAGTGATCTGGCGGACATTGCAGAGGCTCTCGATATCCCGGTCTCCACGGTGAGGAAGATTCAGGCGGAGTCCAAGCCCTAGCACGAAGGAGCAGAGTGCCTCCCCCTGTTTTGTGGTCGGAGTCCAAGCCCTCGCAGGCCCGCAGAACACCTAGACAGGGGTCCGGGAGTCTGATAGCCCTCCTTGCTAGCACAGAACACCTAGACAGGGGTCCGGGAGTCTGATAGGTGTATCGGGTATGACCCGACTACCTACCTACCTTCTCTGCCTGCTGATCGCTGTCTTCCCCGGCTGCACGACCAGCGGCCCGGTCACGGGAGCGGTGCTCGGCGGCGCTGCGGCAGTCACCGCGGTGTTCGACCAGATGCTCGCCGACGAACTCATCAAGCCCGAGCAATACATCCAGCTCACGCGCGGCATGGAGGGCGTGCAGGCGTCGATCGCCGCGGCGGACACCACGGCCAAGGTCGCCCAGCAGATCGCCACCGAGGCGAAGAACGGCGCGGTCTCCCCCGAGACGATGGCCGGCGGCCTCACAGCCGCCTCGGCGGCGGTGCTCGCGGCGATCCGCATCTGGCGTGGCAAGCCGAAGAAGGGTGCTGGTCAGGTGACGCCCACGGCGGCATGAGCCGGTTCGTTCCCGAAGACCCCGAAGACCTCCGATCCTTCCGCTGGATCGCGACGGTCTATCGCACGACGCGGGCCTTGCTGCTCTGTCGTCGGCTGATCGGTCCGGGACAGCTCTTGCCGCCCTTCCAGGAGGCGCAGCGGCGCCTCCCGATCGACCCCGCGGCCCTGCCAATCACCCTCCTCGGCTCGTTGGACGACCTCTCGGCCCTGCCAACCTCCCCAGAAGACGCCCCGCGGCTTGCCAGCGCCCACCTGGGCCTCGCCATCATGCTCGGCGCCGACCCCAACGACGAGGTGCTGCACTGGTTCGCGGGCGACCTGTTCCTCGAATTCTGCCCCTCCTACGAGGCTCTCCAGCGGTTCGAACAGGGTCTCGTCGCGTTCGCCGGGCGGTCCCTGCTCGAAAAGGGGCGTCTGGCGGCCCTGAAACGGCTCGAAAAGGCCCTCGGCCCCTGCTCGATGTTCGAGAAAAGTGACTGGGCGAAGCTGCCACAGCATTACGTGAACGAAATCACGTCCACATCCACGGACGATGACCGGAATTTGATGGTTCACCGACTGGAGGCCCTTCTGGCCCGCGCCCGCGCCAGCCTCGACACCCGCCTCGAACTCAGCATCCTCCGCCAGCTCGGCTCGGTGCAGGGCCTGACCTTCCAGGAGGGCGACAAGTCGATGAAAGAGCTGGCCCTGGCCTTCAGTCAACCTCCCCCGCGGTCCGACGACCTCGCGCGCCTCTCCGGCTAGCCGTGACCACCCTCCTCAGCCCATTTACCCGCAAGCTAAAGGAGGTCTCGACCAATATATTCCGCTTTTCGCGGGAAATGATGCGGTTCGAGCCCACCAAACAGCAGGCGCAACTGTTCGAAAAGGTCCAATTCGAGACCTTTGCCCCGGTAGATCAGCTAAAAAAGGGCATTTATGTGGCCTCCGGACAGGGTCCAGGGAAGACCGCGGCGACCACCGTTTGCGCCGCTTTTCGGCTGATTCAGGCCAAAGACAGCCTCATCGTGGTCACTTCACCCACCGCGGTGCAGTGCCAGGACATCTGGATAGGGGAGTTTCGACGTAGAATCGGCAAAGCAGTGCCGGAATTCCAGCGGCTATTCGATATCTCCAATCGCAAAGTGACCTATTGCGGGCGGGAATCGTGGGGTATCCGCACCAGAACGGCCTCGCAGGACTCGAAAGCGCAGGGCTACCACGAGCAGAACATGACCATCATCGCGGACGAGGCCAGTGGCATCCCGCGATCGATGTGGCAGGTGTTCAAGGGCACCCTGACGCAGCCCGGCAACCTGCTGATCGGCGTCGGCAACCCGAACGACCGCAACACGGAGTTCTTCGACGCCTTCAACAAGGACGCGCACCTCTACCACACCCTCAACTGGTCGTCGGAGGACTCGCCCAACGTCGACAAGGCCCACATCAAGAAGATGGAGGCCGAATACGGCCGCGACAGCGACGTGTTCCGCGTGCGCGTGCTCGGCCAGTTCCCCCTGGAGTCGCCGAACGTCGTCATCCGCTACGAAGACCTCATCCACGCCTTCCGGCACACGTCGTTCCTGAGCTTCTTCCTCACCCACACCGCCCAGGAGGGGCGCGACGTGCGGCAGTTCGGCATCGACCTCGCCCGGTTCGGCGGCGACGAGTCGGTGATCTGCGCCCGCATCAACTCGGCGGTCGTCGGTTACCGCTACTACAGCAAGAAAGAGCCCGCGGACGTGCTCCTGGAAGCCATGGCGTGGCAGCACGAACTCGGCTGGCCCGACAACGGCACGGTCTACTGCGTCGATGCCGGCGGCATGGGGCAGGGGTGCATGATCGAACTGTATCGGAAGCGCAAGAGGGTGTTCGAGTTCCACTCGCAAGGCACCCCCAGCAACGCCGACATGTTCCATGATGCCATCACGGAAGCGTATTTCCAGCTAAAGTATCTGACGCGGCAACGGGTGATACACATGAAAGAGGACCTACAACTCCTCTTTCAGTTGGTGAATCGCCAATACAGATACGATAATGAGGGGAAATTCAGGCTGGAGAGCAAAGATGAGTATAAAGATAGGACAGAATCAGAGGAATACACCTCTCCAGACCGTGCCGACGCAGTCGCGCTGGCCTTCTACCCGTATGCTGGGGGCGGCCTAGCCTCGGCGCCGATTCGATGAAATGCCCTGCCTGTCAGTCCGATTTGTTCGTTTTGCGCACCTTCCAGGCGACTGCGGTGGCTGAAACGCGCGATTTGAAGTGCCGGGCGTGCGGCTACAAGGACACTTCTGTCACGTTCCTCGTGGGAAGACCCCAATTCGTAACCCGCGGGCCGCTTGGAGATAAGGGTGCTCAGGCGCTACGATCGAAAATCCAGCGTGGGGAAGTAAGCCCTCCGGCGATCGCGGATAAGACCCCCCAGAAAGCATGCACCGAGGCAGATTCTGCGCCGTCCTGATCGTGCTCTCTGCGGCATGCGGTGCCGCAGTGCGGCAGATCGTTTTCAACTTGCAGGATCAGCGGGAGATGACGGTCGAAGAGGCGCTCGACATCCTGGACCCGCTCACCCTGACGTTCGACCAGCGTGATACGCTGTCGACTCGTCAACTGCGGAAGGCCCTTCAGGTGGTCAGCAGTCTGGAGCGGCTCCATGCAGTCCAGCAACTACAGAAACTCGCAGATAGGTTGAAGCAACATGCCTCAGATCACGGTAAGTAACCCCACGACTTCTCCCGGCACGGTCACGGTCTGTGTCGAACCTGCTCCCACGGAACGAATCTCGTTGGACATCGAGACGTTCGACTCGAACGGGGATCAGTTGGAGTCCTACCAAGTCTACATCTACCCGCCGGATTCGTGCGCCCTGCTGTCGATCCCAGAAGGTTGTTGGGGCGGCTTCGTGAGCGACCCGAACGGGGCGATGCAGAAGAAGGCGATCGTAGTGCTCTGACTACTTAGGGAGGTCGGGGACTGACAGGTCTGGGATCTTGGTGCTCGGATTCAGGGTCTCGAACGCCTGTCGCCAGTTCTTGACACTCTCCCTGAAGACCAGGATCCATGTGTCGGCTTGGCGCGTCTGCATGAAGCCGACCGTGATCTTCTGAATGTCGAGCCTGACGTCGGTAATCCCTTCCTTGATCTGGCTGATGTCGCGATCCTTCTCTTCGCGCAGTGTCCGAACTTCGCGGATCACCGTCTCGTTGATGAGTGTCAGGGCTTTTCGTCCCTCTTCCAGCTCATACTTGATGTTCGAGTAGAGCAGGGTGCCGCTGACCCCTCCTGCAACCAGCGTGGAGACGAGGGAACCCTTGATCCATAGGTTGTCCGCGACCCTGATTTCTCGATCGGCCATGGACGGTCAGACTATCCGACCCTAGCATCTGCCTCAACGTCCTGGGAGCAGGACGTCTGAAACGAGACGCAAGTGGTCGTGACGGCCGGGTTCGAGAGCCCCGGCCGTCGCTTTTTTCAGGCCACTTCCGGCGCCAGCCACGTCCGCGACCCCGGACCAGCCACGAGCTGATCCCAGATCGCGCGAGCGCGCGGGTCTTCCCCGGCGCGCAGCACCGTCGCAGCGGCCAGCGGCATGCCGAAGTAGCGGAACTCGTTGTTCCAGACGACCTCGCCGGCCAGGGGGTATCCCTGCGAGCCCGTGACCCACTCACCGCGGTCCCGATCGAACTTCCAGCCGCGTTCGAGAACGGCCCTGGCGCCCCGCACAGCGAGTTCCAGGCCCTCGATCGGCCCGACCTCGGTGCAGGCGAGATGGAGGCCGTAGGCGCCCAAGGCTTGCTGCCAGGGCATCCACCAGTCGCCCGCCCCGAGCCGCGGATCGTCGCGCCGCCTGTCCCAGATGTCGTCGGTGCGGTTGCCGAGCTGCACCAAATACACTTCAACGACGCGCTTGTGCCATCTCGCTACCACTCTCTCAGCGAGGGCTCGGTTTTCCAGGCAGTGCCACAGGTGCGTGACCAGGATGCCTGCATATCCAACCGAACGCGCGGCGTCGGTGCCGTTGGTCGACCAGCCGGGCTTCATCGACGGCACGGTCTCGGAGAACAGGAACAGCCGGGCCTGCTGCTCCAGCTCCCATTGGAGCGCGTAGCTGCCGGTCAGCCGCGCCGCGGCGGCGAGGGTGTTGATGAGCCAGTGCTCGCGGTCCGGGCCGCCCCAGCCGAAGCACTCGTCGTCGGTCGGCTGCCGCGGCTTGCCGAGCTGGTCGGGGCTCACCCCGCGATGCCAGTGCGGTTTGCCGGCCCAGAACACGCAGTCGGGATGGTTCACCGGGTCGGCCTGACGGCCGTCCACTTCGAGGTAGTGGCAGGGGCGCTTCATCCCCGACAGGGCGGCGAAGTAGGCCACCACGGCGCCGTTCGGCTCGCCACGGACGAACAACTGGTCCTCCTGCGCGCCGGCATCGGCCGATCGCTTCGCCGGACCGATCGAGGGAGCGGCCCACGAGTGCAGCGCGTCGCGGCACGCTGGGTAGTTCTCCATGATCCAGGTGTCGGAGTTGAAGCCGGACGCGGTGCGCGGGTTGCCGCCCGGAAGCAGCCTGCTGACGCCCTGCCCGGCCATCGAGCCGAGCACGGCGCCCTGGGCCGCCTGGAAGGTCTCGGCCGTGACGAGGCGCATCCAGATCAGCGTGAACGGGATCGCCCGGCACATGCCCGAGGCGAACGACGTGTGCGCGAGCAGGGTGTCGGTCCAGCCGCGACCTGGGAGGTGCATCGAGGCGTCGCCCCACTGGAACTTCAGGTCGGACACGGTCTGGAAGACGTCGGGCGAGGCGCCATTCGACGCGGTGAGCACGCACTCGCCGTGCATGAGGCCCGGTTCCTCGGGGCGCCAGAGGAACCAGAAGCGAGCTTGCAGCAGCGGCGCGACCGTCGCGCGGGCCTCGACGACGAAGCCGGCGCCGTCCTCGGTGGTGCTCTCCAGCGACAGGAACCAGCCATTGAGGCTGGGGGCGCCCTGGAACAAGGTGAGGTCGGGCGGAGCCATAGTCGGCCGCGCGACGAACTCGGCGGCTTCTAGGTCGATGTTTGCGGACTCCTTGGGCCTCAGCTCAGGCACGAACACGTCGCACGTCCACGTCGAGCTGCCGAACTTGCGGCCGATCAGGTAGCGGAAGTTCCCGGTCTTGCCTGAAGTCTTGCTGGGACACTTGTCGACGGTCGTTCGGAACCACCCGGAGAAGGGCTTGTCGCCCAGGTTGGACAGGTGGACGGGGATCATGACAGGGTCACTTCCTTCCAGATGGTGCCGTTAGAGAACCAGAGTTTGTTGGTGTCGATCGTGCAGGCGATGCATCGAGGGAAGGCCGAGGCAGTCGGCAGAGCTGCGGCGTTCGCATACTCCTTCGGCGCGAAGGGGCCTTGCGCGATCGCGCCGAAGTAATCCTTGACGACGGCGTCCCACCCTTCCATGGAGGTGACTAGGGCGTTCGGATCGATGTTGGGTCTGGTCATTGCGGCGTCAGTGTCAGAGTTTGGGGATCAGAGGAGAACGAGCCCTCGACGTGAACGACGGTGACCGCCCACGAGGGCAGGACGTCGAGAGCGCCCCGATCGGCGACCGGGATCGCGATCGAGTTGGTGGAGGTCTGGTAGGTCTTCGTCGGCGTCGAGACGAGGAAGTAGCCGCGCACGGGGCTCGTGCCGCACGGCGCCCCGAGGGGCTGTTCGCCGAAGCCGGTCTTCTTGAACTCGTCGGAGAAGTAGGACCACGCGAGGTTGATGTTGGCGGTGCCGACCGGGTAGGAGGTCGACAGGTTGGACTGCCGGATCGCCTGCACAGGCGGCGGCGTGAAGGCCCGCCCCTCTACGTCGATGTTCACGGGCTCGATGTCTGCCAGATCAGACTGCTTGTTCTTGGTGACAGCCTGGGTCTTGTATTGTAGAGGTTTCCCGGCCACGAACAACGTCGACTTGAGGGTGATGACGTAGGACGCCGGCAGGATCCAGAAGCCTGTGCCGATCGGGTGTGCCTGCTTCAGCGTCCCCGCGCGCCCGCGAATCAGCCCGGTGATGAAGTCGGGAGACCCAGGACCGCCGGTTTGCAGGTAGATCAGCTCGGTGCCGAGGATCATGATCTGCTTGCCGGCTCGCCAACTGTCCTCGTCCAGCGAGAGGTCCAGCACCGAGTTCGCGTCGATGCAGTCGAGGAAGTCGACGGCGTAGGTGCCCTCGTCGTAGTAGGGGGCGTCCGCCGGGATCTCCTCGATCAGCCGGCCGGAGATCACGAGGGGGCTCGTGCCCAGCACGGAGAACTGCTCGCCGTCGCGGGAACCCCAGACCATCGCGGAGACCGTCTGCTCGGTCTTCCTGGAGGCGAGGAACAGCATCTCGATCTCGCCGCTCGACAGCGCCCGCGGCAGCTCGAACACCTCGAAGTTGGCGAGCTGCTCGGCGGGGGTTCGATCGGGCTCGGGCAGCGTGCGCGCGGAGAACGGCGGCTCGATCAGGATCGGCGGGTTGTAGCAGTCGAGCACTGTGCCGAGCGTGACCATGCTCGTGTTGATGTCGCGCTGCACGTCCGTGATGATGAACTGCATGCCGTCGCCGGTCGTCGAGGCGGCGGTGAACCGTTGCCCAGGGCACGCCAGCGAAGCGATGTGGTTCATCGAGAACTGCGTCGCCGACAGGTTGGCGAGGGCCTCCTGTTGGCGCCGCGGCGCGATGCGGTTGATGGAGTCGCGGTCGTTGGTGACCTCGATCGGGATCTTGCGGCTGCGCTGGGTCTGGTATTCCTCGACCTGACCGGCGTCGATGACGCGCACCGGCACCTCGCGGTAGTTGCGCTCGCGGTCCTTGAACGTGAACGCCAGCACGTCGGCAGGGCGGATGCCCTGCACGGAGATGATCTCCGGGTCTTCGAGGATCATCTCGGCGGGCACGTCGGTCGTGGACTCCTCGTAGCGCACGAGGTTGAAGACGAACTTGCCGACCTGGACGTCCCAGGGGATGAACAGGCCCAGGTCTTGGAGGATGGCCGCCAAGGCGCTCTTGCCGCCTTCGCCATCCTTGACCGACAGGGCGCCACGGATCTTCTCCTTCTGAATGATCTCGGCAGCCACTTCGATCGATCTGGCATCGAACATCGAGCGATCCTTGCCGCATCCGTAGGGATACTTGGCGAACAGGATCTGATCGATCATGTGGATCGGGTTGACGCCGTCGGTGTTGATAGTGTCCACCGGGCGAGACTGGCCTGTCCTGAAGTCCAGTTGGCTGCCGCTTACGTCATTGGTAGTGACGTAGGGGTTCGATGAGTCCTGGTTCTTCAGGAAGTCAGGGTCGACTTCCGGCCCGAGCACCAGAATGGTGGCTCGGAACTGTCCCGTAGATCCGATCCTGTAGTAAGACTGGATCACCCAGTAGTATTTCCACTGGTTATTGTTGGGCAGGAACCAAGCAGTCCCGTTGGAGTTGTTGGATGTCCAGAACTTGACAATCCCACCTGCCGGATAGAAAGACGTCAGATCCCGTTGTGAGTTGTTTGTGTTTTTCTCTCGGATGACCACAGAGCGGGGAGCAAGAACCCCCAGCGTGGTGGGGCCAGCATCGAGCCCTGTCGGGGTTGAGGTGCCGATCCAGAACTCCGCTGGGCGGGTGCCATCCGGAGCACCCTGATTGACCGCAACCAGATCGGCCGTGCTGTCCGGTTGGATCCTGTCACGGAACGTAGGTTTGTTGTCCGTGCCGGTCAGCGGCACCTCCGACGCCGTCGTCGTGAGCTGCGAGTAGCAGGGGCACTTCACCTCGTATTCGAGGCGAGGCCACTGGCGGCTCTGGCCGAGGTTCTTCGACTTCCACAGGATCTTCATTACCCGCGTGTAGCGAACCGGCAGGCCGTGCGTCTTCGAGTTCTGGAGTTCGGTCAGGATCGGGTCGTCCGTGAACCCCCAGTGGACCTGGAAGTCGCCTTCGGAGCCGGCGGAGAGCGTCGAGCCCGACGGGTGCGTGTCCGGCGTGATCGGCCCTTGCCAGATGATCTCGCCGTTCTGGTAGATCGCGCGCAGCTCACTTGCAGGCCCGACGCACAGGAGGTGCAGCGCGTTCTCGAAGTAGCTGGGCGGGTTCGGCACACCGCCTCCGCCCTTCCCGAAGCTGCCCTGCGTGCCGATGCCGGCGGAGAGCGAAGGGATCAGGTTGCGGGTCAGCGGCGTGAGAGCGGCGACGCCCGCGGTGGCGTCCTCGACCCAGGCGAACACCGGACCGACTCGTTGGCGGCCGATGATGAGCGGGATGAAGGCGCCCTGGGTGGCGACGCTCTGGAGCGCGTCGTCGAGGTTGGCGACCTTGGGCTTCTTCTGGGTCAGCAGCAGCGCCGCGGAGACCAACAGGGCGGCGATCTGAATGACGGTGATGACATCGACACCGTAAGCTAGCATGGCCACTTCTCCATCTTGTCCGAGGCGCGGTAGATCCCCACCAGCATCTCGCTAGATGGCATCCCGTATCCGGTAAAGTTGACACCGACGTTGCTGCACTGCCAGAGCTTGCCTTTCTTGCCGGCAATCAGCAGGTGCGACGTCGTAGGGGTGTCGGACACTGGCCCGGTAAGAACCAGATCACCTGCTTGCACGGTCCCGTCCTCGACGCGCGCGTGCGAAGGGTAGGCTTCGAGCAGCGCCCGGCCCGCCTTCATCACGCCGCGCCGGTTGTGGACGCATGCGTCCGGCGGCAGGCTCTTGAGGTTCTTGCTGAACTCGATCCCGTAGAGTTCGTCGAGCACCGCGGCCACGAAGTGGACGCAGTCCACCCCGCCACGGGCGCCCTTCACGCACCGATTCAGCTTGTAGGGCGTTCCGACCCAGGACTGGCACACCGTCTCGACAGCCTGATCCCAAGGCTTGGGGTCGAAAGTGAAGGGGAGAATGACTGTCCCAATCATTCTATTCTCTGACTTCGAGAGTGGGGTTGTATGCGGGGATCCCAAAGCCGAGCCCTCCGAAGTTGTTGAGGTTGTTCCGTTGAGTGCATGCCACGGCGGTTCTCGGGCACCCAGGGACCAGCAGGATGGCCCTGCCGGGCGTCTCCCACGACAGCGGCGGAACGCGGTTGAGCACGAAGTTGTGAGTGCCGGTTTCCCACTCCTGGATGGGGATGCGGACCCCGTCGGCCTCCAGGAACGAGCGGACCCACCACCCCTCTGGCTGCGTGAACAGCGCGTCGTTGGTGACCCCCGGCATCAACGTTGAGTCGATGTTTATCGTGATGAGGCGGGAGTTGCGGTAGCTGGAGGGGGTGTAGCGCACCCACGCGCGACGGATCTGCCCGGTGTAGGGGCCTGGGCCCGAGAAGAACTGCGAGGTGTCGATCCCGCATTGAGGGCCGAAGATCAGGTCGCAGTCCGGGTCTGCTCGGCGCCCGAGGGAGACGTCTTCGAGGCGGTAGTGGAGTTCGGGCAAGAACTCCAATTCGATCTGCTGCCTCTTTTTGGAGGGGTTCTTTCGAGACTTGTCCAAGATACCAGCATACAGATGCTCGTAGACAGTCTCGTCCTTGGTCGCCTGTCGGATCGACGTGATGAACACCTTCACCAGGGGCGAGCTGCGCAGAGACCCGAGCATTTCCGCGAGGGCGCGGATGTCCGTGTTCAGGGTGCGAGCCAGGGGCAGGGTGATGATGCACGGCTCCTCTTCAAGGCTGATCCCCTGCTTGGGCAGCTTGATGTCGATCGCCGGCTCGGGGGTGTAAGTCTGTCCGTCGAAGAAGATAGGCGACTTGTTCAGCGTGGCGTGAGCTTGCAGCGGCCCAGCAACCAACTTGATTAGGACGGTGGACTGCTTCTTGGCGAACGATAGAGCTAGGAAGCCCATGACTAATACATAGACGACGGTTCTTGCGTCGTCCTATAGATGTCCGCAATCAGCTTGTGGGTCTGATTGAGTTCAGACAACGACAGCGGACGGTTGTAGGACAGCACCATGTTGGCGCAGCCGAACTTGCCGAACGCTTGAGCGATGGTGGCGGCGCTCACAGCATCCGGGATCGAGAACCCCTCGAACCATTTCGACTGTGTGTAGGTTGTGATTGTCGGCAAGGACAGCGAGACCATCGCCGACAGAGCCTTCGCACCGTTCACCCAGACCCGGAAGTGGTCTGGGACGCCATCGCGATCCCACCGGAACGTCATGTAGACGGTGTAGGGCAGGGTGGAGATGTCGATCGTGATCGGCACCGAGTTCGACGCTCCGCCGGGAAGCGCGCGGCGCACCGCGGCGCGATTGGCGACGCCGTTGCGGTCGGCATGGAACTCGATGAACGCCCCGTCGCTGCCTTCGATGTGGAACAGCGTCCGCAACGACGCAGGCGACGTGAGAGCCCGAGGAGTGAACACCAGGAACAGGGTCCAGCCGTTCGGGCCCCACAGGTGCCGTTGGTTCGGCGGCAGCTCGCTGGTGACCTGGGTCTCGAACGAGAACCGGGGAGAGAGGATCGAGGGCTGGCGGTTGTTCTGGAACTGCTGGGGGAACAGGATCAGCGTCGGCAGCGAGAACCCGCCGACGGCCACCGTCTCGAACCGCTTCTCCAGGGGCTGCGGGGCGAGGGTTCGATCGGGACCGGGGCTCGTGTCGTCCCAGAAACGGATCACTTCCGAGCCAGAAGGCCACGCAAAGGATGGGATCACCCCGTCCGGGGTGCCGCCCGAGCCCGCGCGCAGGAGCAGGTTGCACCCTGGGATGGTCAGGAAGCTCGGGTTCTGCTGCTGGTAGGAGATCCCCGACGGCCCGTTCACGCTCGCGAAGCTGGGGGTCTCGACCACGGAGAACTCGATCGTGCAGACCCCGTCCGAGACCCAGGTCTCGGTGACCACGTCGTCTTCGAACTCCGCGATGAAGATCGGAACGGCGGCAACGAAGTTGGTGTCCGGGAGCGCCGTTGAGAGGGTGATCTCGAAGGATGTGGAGATGTCAGCGACGGAAGAGACGCCACGAACCACCATAGTCCCGTCATCTCGGATCAATGCAACGCGGCGATGGTATTTCTGAACGTGGTTGGCGTCCCCGCACGGCTTGATACGGACCTTATCTAGCGTGGGGAGGCTGAGGAGCGTCCAGGGGCGCTGTGGATGCAGGAAGTAAAACGTGCCTGCGCGACCCTGCATGGAGTCGAACCACCGGAGGATCGCCCACGACCGCTCCCTGTTATGCCCGGTGAGCTTGAACCCGAAGCGGTGGTAGGCGTCGCCTTTGGCTTCCTGGATGGTGGAGCGCCCAGCGGCGTCTGAAGCGATGTCGCGGAGCAGTTCTACCTCGACCCCCTCGGCCCAGTTCGGGTCGAACGGGAACACCGGCAGGTTGTCGATGACCGGGCCGTAGGGAGAGAGGATCTCTCCCGTGTCTGGCCAAGTCGGCGGCCACAGAGCAGGCAGGGTGCAAGCTCCTTCCAGCTCCTCCCACGAGAAGGCGACTTCAAAGACGTCGTCCTTCTGACTCGTGCCCGATGTGGAGGGCACCAGCTCGACGTCCATGCAGGGGCAGACAACGTCCACCAGAGGCACGGGAGTCCGGGTAGTTGAAGAGTCGTAGGACACCCTCATCTCGTTGGGGGTGATCTCGACGATGGTGGCGAAGATCACGCTGTTCGCGGATCTTTGAGGCAGCACCATGGAGGGGAAGATCGCCACTCTCCCATCCACAAAGAACCGCTTGAACCTGAAGTCTCCGAAGAGCGTCCCCCCTGACTGAGCATCGATGACTGCGTGATCGCAGTGCAGAGGGACAGGCGAGCCCAGATACTCGGTGTAGGCTAGGGCCGATTGCAGGATGGCATGAGACTCTTCACGGCTCATACCTACGACCCGGATGCTGAGGGATCGAGAGGGACGGGAAGAGAGGGCTAGCTTATCAGGGGTGCGAGAAACCGACGACGTCGTGATGTCGGTAGACCATCGAGTCTTCAGAACAACCTCGGTCGCCCAATCGTTCGAGAAGATCAGGGGGCTGACCGGGATGCCGCCGATGCGGGGCAAGGGCACTGGCTGGGGCCTCTCGGTGGCCAGAGCCAGGGTGTCGAACGTTAGCGAGGATGCTCTCACGACAGGCGGAGATCGATGGTAGCCGCTGCCTGCTCTGGCGTCAGCGGCTTTTGCTTCACACCGCGAACCGCCGTCCAGGCGAAGCCATTGGGGAGGGGGATCGATCCACCGAGCGACGTCTCCAAAGTCTGGCCAACTGCCGACTCCACGGCGCCTGCCATGGACGCAGCCAGCACGGCGTCGTTCACCATCCCGGACCGCGAAGAGAAGAGCTGGCTGAAGCTCACCGATTTTCCAGGAGTGGCAGTTGCCAACCAGCGGTTGTCCGGAGACAGGAGCGATGACTCGTCCCGGATGTGGGAAGCGAAGTCCTGTGCATCAGCCCACACCTCGAAGAACCTATCCCCCAAGACGTTCAGACCCCTCATGGCGATGTGGACACCGTCGCTCAAAGGCAAGTCGTCAACATTGATGAGGGTGCCCTTTACGTTCAGGATGGGCGCCATCAGCTCTTGTCTCGCTCTGATGGATTCGACCATGAACGGGAACACGGGAATCATGTTCTTGTGGATCCGCACCGAGTTCAGCGTGATCGGGATCGGGGCCAACTGGGCGGCGAAGCCAAGCAGCACGTCGAGGGTCCACTCCACGAACAGGCCAGGGAAGGTAGCGGTCGACGAGACCAGCAGGGTCTCGGTTTCTCCCTGATACCAGAACAGGTGGATTCGACGGATAGCCGAGGGGCCGCCGAGCGCGGCGATCCCCGCGTTGACGGCGTCCAGGAACTGGTAGAACAGACCCCCAGCAGACGTGGGGTGCCACGAGTTTCCGGGGCTTCCAGGACTGACGGTGCTGCCGCCCGCGGCGATCTGCATCACCCGAACCGGGGTCGTGTTTGGGATCCCCGACTGCTCGTATAGCTGGGCCACCCGTTCGGCGAACTGCATGGTGGCGCCGACGTAGGGGAGCCGAACGCTCGTCGGGTAGTAGAGGTGGCCCCAGGCATTCGTGGCGGCGTTCAGGGGTTCCCAAGCATTGGTAGCTGTGTTCCAGATCGGAACCGAGGGGTTTGGGCTACGCCAAGTAGAGCCAGTGTATGGAGGCATGCCCAACCCGTCGGCGTTGCTTTGCCCGCAGATAATCACCAGATCATACTGCCCGTCGGTAGTTGCTCCCCAACCCATCTTGGTCAGGTCCACCTCACCGGGGTAGAGCTTGTTGGAGAAGCTTCTTCCCAGAAAGGTGGTGAATGTCTTCGACGACCCTGCGTTGTCCAAGACATACAGGTCGGCCATCCGGAACAGGGCGGGGGTGGCTGCGCCGAAGGTGAGGTAGGTGTGGTTCCAGGAAGACCCAGGGGCAGCGTCCGAGTTCAGGTTTTCGGTGCGGTCCAGCTCGACTCCGTCCACGCAGAACGCACACATCCCCAGGGTGGAGTGGAAGCGGACCTGGAACTCCAGGAAGTGCCACGTATTCCACGGCACGATGCCGGTCTTCAGCAGCCGGTCGGAGTTCGCCAGGAACGCCAGATCCGGGCGCTGGAACTCGAAACGGTATCCGGTGGCCTCCGTGCGAAGAACGACGCGCGTCTTCGGTTGGTCGCCGGAGGTCCGGAACTGAAGGAGGACGGTGCCATCGAGAGGGGTCGATGCCGTCTCGATCTTCATCAGGAAGCCGACCGTCGCGGTGTCTCCTGTGGCCGGCGAGTGGGGGACTCTCAGGATGCCGAGGGTCGTCGCGATCGCCCGCTTTGTGGGTCTCTCGTGTGCCTGCCCTGAAGTGATGTTGAACGCGCCTCCTTTGTAGTGGAGGTTCAGGAAGGTGCTTCCTGCCGCGTAGTCGAGACTGTCGTTCCAGAGCAGGGTCATGGTGCCTGATCGATGCCGAGGGCCGCGCGCATGCCTCCCCGACGACGGCGCGAGTAGCGGGTCAGGGCCTCGGGGCCTGATGCGAACGCCCGGTCGAGAGTCTGCTCGTCGAAGAAGTTGACCGAGTTCACGACCATCCGCGACGTCGATCGGGAGGAGGCAGCCGCCCGCCCGCCTGTCGCGAAGCTGACCTTCGGGGAGGGCAGCGTCTTCGGGCCGCCGCTGAGGCGGAGAGCATCCGGGTTCAGTTGGCGGCGGTTCAGCATGTCGAACAGCCGGTCGCCGTAGAAGCGCACGGCCTCGGGCCGAATCACCCACTCGCCCGAGCGCAGCCACGCGGGGATGGTGTCGCGCGAGTCCACGCCGCGCGGGCGCCCGCCGACGGAGAAGCCCGGTGCGTTTCGGTGGGTGACGCCGAGGTTCGGGAACAGGATCTTCCTCGCCTTGTCCGCGCGACCGCCGGTCGCGAGGGCCCCGCCCGCGGCTCCAGCGACGCTGGCTGCCGTGCTCGCTCCCTGGGCTCCACGGGCAGCTCCGATTGCCGCGAGGGCTGCGGTAGCCGCCGCGGAGATGGCGCTCGTCATGGCCGTGGTAGCGGATCCGAGTACGGTCGCGCCGGTGCTGAAGGCCGTCGTGACGCCCGTGGCTGCGGCGGTGATCGGTGTCGCTGCTGCCGCGGCGCCGGAAAGCGTCTGTGTGAGACCGACGCCAAGCGATTGGAGCAGGCTGGCGAGGCCCTGCTTCAGCACTTCCGTGAGCAGGCCCTGGCCGAGCTGAAGAGCGAGGTTGCCCAGCGACTCCCGCAGGTTGAAGTTGCGGCTCGGGTCGAAGGCCGCGACCACCGACTCGGAGATCGCCCGCCCGCCGAACTCGGTGACGCCGTTTGCGAGATCCTGGCCGAACCGCTCGCCGATGTTGAACGACGACTGGTTGTCCTTGATGAAGGTCTCCAGCCCGAAGCTGGTCCCTTGTGTCGTGGTGCCGGAGACGCGGAGCTTGGCGAGCTGCTCTTCGAGTCGCGCGCGTTCGCGGAGCTTCCCGTTGGCCTGCTTGACCAGATTCAGTTCCTCGACCCGCTTCGCGATCTGCGTGCTGACCGCGAGCGCCGCGACTTGAGCCTCGACCGTCCGCTCCTTTTCCAGCTCGACCTTTTGCTTGCCCAGCTCGTCGAGCCCCCGTTGAAGCTCCGTCTCTTGTCGCAGGGTGGAAAGCAGCGTCTTCGCCGTCTGAGCCTTCTGATCGAAGAAGGCTGCCTCGACTACGGAAGCAGTCTGGAACGCGGCGACGGCGTTCTGTGCCTCTTGCAGGGCTTGAGCTTGCTCGGGGATGCGCAGGCTGGTTTCAAACTGGTCCTGATCGGCAAGCGTTTTCGTGATCTTGGCAATCTCGATTTGCTTGTCGCCTATGAGAGCGTTTTCTTTTTCTTCCAGGCCCAGTAGGCGCTGCTTTGTAGCTTCCTGTTCGCCATATAGTTTTTGAGCCCGTTGATTCAGGCTGACCTCTTCATCGATTGCGTTATTTTTGGACTTCTCTAGGTTGAGTATGTCTCCTTGTAGGAGCTTTTCCTGGTTTCTTAGACTGCGCTTGGTATCGGCAGAGAAGTCCGTCTTCTTGAGATTGGCAAGGGATGCCTGCACTTCTGCAAGTTCAGACTTTTTGGTGTTGATAAGCCTTTCAAACTCCTTCTGAGTTGCGGCCAGGGCAGGACTCATGTCCACGGAGCGGGCAACAAGCTTGTCCAGCTCTTGTCGCTGCTTGGCGGCAAGGGCCGTAAGATTCGTGATCTCTTGCTTGGTCTTTCGCACCTCTTCGGTGTTCAGCAGGTCGCGCGTGAGCTGGATGCGCGTCGTCGCGATTTGTGCGGGGATCTGCGGCAGGCCCTGCGACGCCTTCGATATCTGAAAAGACGTCTCCAGATCGAAGCGCGTTTGTTTGGCTTTTTCTCTAACGGCCTCAAGATCGGAGATCAGGGCGCGGAAGTCGTTCTCGACCGAGCCGAGGCCGGATTCGGCGGGCGCAGCGAGTTCTTCCTTCAGGCCCTTCACCGAGTCCGAAACGCCGAACACCTTCTCTTTGAGGGCGGTGAAGGCGTCGCCGATCTTGTCGGTAAGGCTGAAGTTCACTCCGAAGGCGGAGAGGAGTGCGTCGAGCCCGGAGATGGCCACCGCGATCAACAGAAGAGGCGTGGCCAGTCGCGCCAGTCCGGCGACCAGGAGCGCCAATCCCTTTCGGGCCCCTGTCAGGGACGTTGTGACGGTCCCGGTGGCAGCGTCGATCGCCACTTGCAAGCCGAGCCACTGGACCAGCAAACCTCTGATCCGTCCCAGTGATCCGATGATCTTGCTGAAGACGAAGAAGGTCAGACCCATCTTGGCGGCAATTCCGGCAACGCCCTTGCCGAGATCCCCGAACAAGCCGGTCGCCTCTCTCACCGAGATGAGGAGGTCTGAGAACAGTTTGACGATGCCGCCAAGGATGTTGAAAGTCGGCGACGCAATATTGAAGAACACCGTGAAGGTGTTCGCCAAGGCAGTCGCTACCGTGCCGATCACATTGCCGATCGTAGATAGGGTTGCTGCGAACCCCTTGATGTCGATCTGAGCGAACGCCGTCCGGATGCCGCGGACGCCCTGCGCGAGGCCCTCGAACAGGCCGCGGAACGCCGCCAGCACGCCGGGGTCGAAGACGACGGCATCCTGCGTCGTCGAGAAGATCGCGTCCTGGACCTCCTTCAGGCCGGCCTTCAACTGCTCGAACAGCGGCTGACTCGACGTCGCCAGGAGCTGCTTGAAGGCGTCGCTGGCGTTCGACAACTGCGCCGTGAACGTGTTCAGCAGCAGCTTGCCGGTCTTGCTGATCGCCGCGAAGCGCGTCTGCAAGAACTCGAACAGCGTGCCGAGTTCCTTGGCCCGGTTGATGTCCTCATTGCTGATGCCGAGGGCGGTCGCGATGCGCGTGTTGCGCAGCGTGATGGTGCCCTGGAACAGCGCGCGGATTTCTTCGGCGAGCTGGTCTTGCGCGAGCCCGAGGCCGGTCGCGGCTTGCGAGATGTCGACCGTGACCTTGCGGATCTGGTCGAGGGTGAGGCCCGACTGGATGCCCGGCGCCACCGCGGTGGAGAAGGCCCGCGACAGCTCGTCGTAGCTGGCGGCGGTGAGCAGCGCGTCCCGGCGCAGCTTCTCCATCTGGTTGATGGCGATGTCCTGGGCGCGCAGAACCTGTTCGTCGAGCCCGAGACGCTGGGCGTTCGGGCCGCGGACTTCACCGGCGGCGGCGATGAGGCCGGCCATGCCGACGCGGGCGGTTTCGAGCTGGGCGTTGAACTCGATCGCCCCCGAGATCATGTTCTTGAAGCCGTTCGCGACCGCGCGCGCCGCCGCGAACACCGCGAGGATGCCGACGAGGCGCCGGAACGTGAACGAGATGCGGTTGAAGGTCCGGTCGGACTTCTCGGCCTCCTGGTTGGCGTCCAGCAGCTCGCTGCGCATCGAGTTGGTCGACGTGGTGACCTTCTTGTTGGCGGTGTCGACGCCGAGCAGCGCGTCGGTGCGATCCTTCAGCGCCTTGCGTGTCAGGGCCGCCTGCGCGCGTCGCTGCGCCTCTTCCTCGCCCGCTTGGGTCAGCTTCCCGTCGGTCGCGAGGATCGGCTTGCCTGCCGGGTCCAGGCCCTTCGCCGCGAGACCCTTGCGCGTGGCTTCGGCGATGCCCAGCTTCTCGACGGCCTTGGCGACGCGCTCGGCAGCGGTCGCTTCGAGGTTGAACAGCTTCCGTCCGTCGGCGGAGACCGTCAGGCCCAGCTCGGCGGCCTTGTTGCGGAACGCGCGCTTCGCCGCCTCGTTCTCCAGTTGCTTGGTGAGCGACTTCAGCGCCGCGGTCTCGGCACGAGCCTGGATGATTCTCGGGTCGGCGCTGCGCCGCTGCTGCTCCAGGGCCCTGGTCTCCGCCGCGCGAGCGACCGCGAGCCGGTTCGCTTCGCGTGCGAGGGCGTTGAAAGCCTCTGCCTGGACCTTCGCGTTGGTCGCGATTGCCTGCTGACGGGGAGCCTCGCGGTTGAGCTTGGCGAGGGACTTGGCCAGCTCTTCGTTCCCCGCCGCGGCTTCCTTGATGGCGGCCTTCGATACTTTGAATCGGCCACCCATGGCCTCGACCTCGGACTTGAGGTCGAGGAAGCCGCGCCGGGCCTTGCTAATCCCGCTTCGGAGGTTTTCCAGCTCGCGCTCGAAGTTGCCTTCGATGTTGAACTGGTAGATATCTTCAAACCTATCTACCACTAGCTGCCTCCGAAAAGTTTACTGAGTTTGCTGACGCTCTCCTTGATCTTTCTCTCTTCTGCTACTTCAGGATCCTCGTTGGAGATGCTTTCAAGTAGCTTCTTGAACTCTTTGGCATCGGCTCCGAAGGCATTTCGGAGGATGACAGCTTGTTCGGTAAGCTCTGCATTCCGGGCACGTCTACAGACGTCAAGGAGCCTGTCGAAGGAGAAGATGTCTAGGTTGAGGAGATACTCTCTGTCGAAGCGGTAGGTGACTATGCCTGTGACGAGGGAGTATTCGACGTCGAGCCAGAGCTGGTCGTCGGCTCGGTCTGTTGCGACTCCTTGGGCGGCTCGTTTGGCGGAGGACTTCCGAAGCTCCCTCGGATCACGAGTCCCACTTCCTCCGCCTTCTGCCTCAAAGGGTCGAAGAGTTTCTTGTTGGCCTTGGCCACCCCGGCAAGCATCTCCATGAAGACGGGGGCTGGGATGTCGCGGAGGAAGGACTGCGTGTCGGTCTTCCGGTCAGGGAAGTCCTCGCGCATCGAGTCGATCACCAGTTCGGCGAGCACCTTGGCGGAGCCGTCGTTGAAGACGCCCTCCATGAGCTGCTCGATGGCGCCCTGACGCTGATCGAAGCGGAGCTTCGCGAGGTCGCTCGTGATCGGCTGCGTCGAGACCTTCTGGTGCTCGCCGCTCTTGACGACTTCGGAGCCGATGTCGTTCTGCGAGTTGGAGAGCAGCGCCGACAGGGCCTTGGCCAGGGGCTTCGCGAGACCGCGGAGCTTGAACAAGGTGCCGACGCTGATCGGCCAGAACTTGTGGGACTGCCCGTCGATTTCGTGTTCGACGGGCTCGGGGGTTGTGAAGGGTAGAGGCATAGCTGTTCGTGGGTTCTAGTCCGATAGAGAAGTGACTACTCTCTTTCGGACATAGCGCGCATGCGTGTCTAGGATCAGGTGTTGTAGGAGTCGCGGGCAACGAGCCAGCCGTAGGGGCTGGTGTGGAGAGGCGGGTTGGTGATCGAGCTGGTGACGCCCGTGAAGGACAGGCTGCCCCAGTCGTCGCCGATCGCTTGCAGTTCGCCCTCGGGGTTCAGCGTCACCTTGTGGAAGCCGATCTCGTAGGGCTTGTCGCCGTCGTTCGGGTTGACACCGACGAACTTCAGGGCGCAAGTGATGCCCGAGTTGGTCAGGAGGGCCACCTTGTTCAGCTTCGTGTCGAAGCCGAGGGCAAACCCGCCAGTGAGCTTGTCCGCGTCGGTGGGTGCCGCCCAGCGGACGTGGATGGTGTCGCCGCGGGTCACGCCGCCTCCGGCAGCCAGGAACCGGATCATGCCCATGCGGCGATCCAGTTCGTAGTGCGTGCCCTCGGTCAGCGTCGTGGCGCCGGTCAGGTTGGTTCGGCTGGTCACCTGCTTGCGCACGGTGATCGCCTGCACGCCTTGCGCCTGGAAGTCGTAGGCCCTCGTGTAGCCGAGGATGGGCAGATTCAGGAACAGGTCATACCACTGACCGTAGATGAAGTCGGTGCTGTTCGTGTCGACAAAGAAGTCCTTGTCGGCGTCGGGGATCGGAACCACGGCGTCGTCCGAGGCGATAGCCGCGGCGTTGCCGACGTTCGTCTCCAAATACTTCGTATGGAGGGTTCCCGACAGATACATCGCGATGTTCTGGACCGACAGCTCGTCGGCCGTGAACGACAACGACATCTTCTGCGAGACCACGAGGTCGAGGTCGACGACCTGAAGGCCGGAGAGGGAGGTCTTGTGTTCCTTCTTCTCGGACTCTTGCGAGATCGTGAACCCGGTCACGTTGCCGATGTCGCGCCACGTCTCCATGGACGGCGCCGCGCCGCTGATGAGGGTGTCGCCTCGGAGGTAGAGCTTGCCTCGTCCGAGGGAGTATTGGGTTGCGTCGCCGCCAGTTGGTTGGAACTTCATGGGTCAGGTCTCCTATCAGGCGTCCGGGTGCCAGATGACGCGCCCCACAGGCGACGTCGGGAAGCCGATCTCGTTGCGCTCGGCAACTCCGGTCAGCGTCATGGTCGAGAAGTCCTCTCCGATGAGAGGCATCTCGCCTTCTGCCTTCAAGGACACCGAGTGGAAGTCGATCATCATCTTCTTCCCCGCGTTGGCCGGGTTCACGCCCTTGTAGCGAAGGAAGCCGCTGATCTTGGTCTGCGTCAGCATGTTGACGACGTCGATCAGCTTCTCTTGTGTGCCGTTCGGGGTGTAGCTGAACCAGAGGTTCTCGCCATCGGAATGCGCTCCCGTGGACAGCAGGAAGATCGTGCCCCAGGTGTAGTCCACGGTGTAGTCCGTGTTCTCCACCAGCAACGTGGTGCCGGGGGAGGCGCCGCCACTCCGGACCACCAGTCCGCTCGTGTGGAGGTCGAACAGGCGAAGCTCGGTGGCGTCGCGCAGTTCGTATTCGCGGCCCTTCACCGCGTCGGCATGGATCAGCCGGTTGGTCGTGGTGACCGTGCGGGCCGAGTTGGTCTGGTCCTTCGCGACAGAGCCGGAGAGGAACAGCGACAGGTTGTCGAAGTCGGCGATGTAGTCGAGGGTGAGCGACAGGCCGATCTTCTGCGACAGGATGATCTCTCGGTCCTGCTGCTTGATGCCTGATCTGGAACTGAAGTGTTCGAGAACTTCGGTCTCCAGATTGAGGTTGAAGCCTGGGCAGTTTCCGAGGTGCCGGAAGTGTGTGGGCTTGTAGCTGGTGGGGTCCAGCGGAGCGAAATAGAGAGCGCCTTTGCCGATCCACAGATCCTGCGTGGTCGGTAGGCCAGTTCTGTTGACTCCAGGCATTGGGTTACTTCCTCAGCAACTCGGTCACGATTTCGAATGAGAAGTCGGCGAAGGTGCCGACGTTGGGGCTTTGCTCTGGCGGGTGAGTGTAATCAGCCCCCGAGAGACGTGCAAGCAGAGACCGCTGGAGCGAATCGTCGATCCCGACCACCTTGGGGATTTTGATAGCTGCATCGGTAACGGCCGTCTCGAACGACTCGCAGGACACCTCTGCGTTGGGGAACTCGACGCGGGCAATGAATGCCCACGTTTCAAGCTCGCTACTGCCGTAGTCTCTTTTGTTGAGTCTGGCCGGCCTGTAGCTAGATCGCAGTTCCTTGACCACGACTCTGGTAGGCTTGATGGGCTTTTCCAAGTCGATGGTCATCTGACCTGTTTTCTTGTCGTAAGAACAGGCGTGGTAGGGGCCGTTGTTGCACAGGGCCAACAAGGCGTTGTGGATTCGTTGTTTCATCTGAGACTTTGTCTCTCCTGCCTGCTGGGTTACGACGACCTGGATTACAGGGGCCTTCTGCACCTGCATGGACATCGACGTGTTCGACGTCCCGATCGAGGAGAGGGTCAGATCGACCACACCTCCAAGAGACATGGAGAGGGAGGTCAGTGCCGTCCCCAGGCTTTGCAGGCTGAGAGCTACTCTCAGGCCCATCTGGAGCTGCGTCGAGCTGCTGGCCGTCGAGTCCCAAGACATCGGGATCAGCCGAGCGAACGCGAGGGTCGTCGAGGACGAGCCGAGGGACACCATCAGGAACCCACGGCGAACCCCCATCGAGAGAGCGGTCGTGCTACTACCGGCAGACGTCATCGACAGCGCCTTGCCCATCGACATGGCAAGAGTCGTGGTCGAGCTTGCCAGGAACGAAAGCGACAGCCCCGTGTTGCCGGCGAACCCCCAGTTGAACCGTCCGACGTTGGCGAAGGCTCCCTGGGTGTTCGGGGAGTCAGCAGATCCTGGCCACTGCCATTCGGGCGGGCAAGTGAGCAGCTCGCCCAGGTTGAACTTGCTGGCGAGCGGTGTCCAGTCGGAGCCTGCGAAGAACGGGCCCGTCGTCGGGCTCGTGCCGCGAGCTTGCGCGGGGTTCACGAAGTGGCAGCGGCGGAACGACACTCCCGCAGGCGGGTTCGAGAGGTTGGAGATGACGCAGTCTCGAATCACCGTGTTCTCGGTGACGAAGTCGCCCGACCCAAAATCCAAGCTGCCTTTGAAGGATGCGTTTTGGATGATGGCGTTTCTCAGGACACCGATCGGGTTTCTGGCTTTCCCGTCCGTGACGTTGATGAGGACCAGATCGGTCATCTCTCCTGAAACGAACCAGCCCTGCGAGTCGTTGATGTCTTCCGCGAGGATGTTCTTGTGGAAGGTTCGCAGTCGGTTGCCGAACCACTGGATCAGGTCTGGGTGAGGGTCGTAGGGGCCTCCGTTGTCTCTGATCGTGCGCAGGCGCGCGGTCGAGCCAGCCACTCCAGGCGTCACCGTGCCGGGGTAGTCGAGCACGATGAACGGGTTCGGGTCATGCCCGACCGACAGCACTTGGTGGCGGCCTGAGTGCGTGCCGAAGTTCTCCAGGTTGATCCACCAGTAGTCGCTGCCGACGATTTCGGCGACCTGATCGGCGATGTCCACCGTCGTCGAGGTGTCGTTGTCCAGCGAGTCGGAGAACGGGATCGGCCCAGTCGCCGCGATCTTCATCTGCCCCGCGGCGGGCTGGCTGACCGTGAACGACGTCCCGCCCCGGCAACTCAAGTAGCCCTTGACGTCGATGCTGCGCGACCGCTGCGACTTGAAAGTGCCGTTGATGCCGAAGTCGCCCTGGCGATCGCCGACCGACTGAAGGGCGATCCCGATGTAGTCTTCGATGACGAAGTCGTAGATGCCCGAGATGCCAGCCGGACCGTAGGCCGCTCCCTTGGACAGGAAGCTGGTGAAGAACGCGCGGCTCTCCTGGAGCACGTTCGTCGGGCCGCTGAACGAGATCATCGCGCCCTGATCGCGGAGGTGGTTGGCACTCCATCGCGGTCCTGAGGCGCTCCAGTAGGCGCTGTGCTGTTCGCAGTGCTCTGCCCAGACGGTGTATTTGGCGGTCGAGACCGGGAAGCCGCCGCCGTGGAAGATCGGCCCGAGCCCCCGGCAATCCATGTTCTGGATGCGGATGTTGGCGACGTTGGCGCAGACGAAGTAGTTCGGCCCGCTGGAGTCCCCTGGCGCTCGCCGCCACGTCGACCCCGGCAGGAATTTGACAGTGAGGAACTGGTCTCCTGTCGTCCAGTTCTCCGTCTCCGAGGGGCCCATCCCCACCACGTCTTCGTCCACGACGATCGTCGCGCCGCCCAGGTTTGCCCCGAGCAGCTTGATGGCCTTGTTGATCGACTTGACGGGAGCTGCTGCCGATCCCGAAGCAGAGTCAGATCCTGTCTGCCCTTTCACATAGAGGGTCTGACTGTTGTATCTACGGTCGATCCCGTCACGGTCGATGAGCAAGAGGACATCCGGGAGGGTCTCCGAAGGCCCTGTCGACGAGTATTTGACGATCGCTGAGATGCGGATCTGGCCCGGAGGCAGGTCGCGGCACACCAGGGTGATGCCCCAGCAGTGGCTGGGTGCCAGACCTTCGGCCACGCCTGGGAGGCGCGACGGATACTCGGACCAGTCAGGGACACGCTTCTCGCGGGCGGTCTTGGTCTGCCGACTCAGAAGGGTCGTGCCCTGCCAGACCGTGAACTCGACGGAGAAGACGTCATCGGCCTCCGACGAGGCCGCTTCGACGTCACACGAGAAGGTGTCGTCCGGTGACCGGCGTCGGAACGAGACGCCTGGGATGTTGAGCCACTTGGCGTTGGACACGCATCAATCTTGCTGGACGAGGATGCTGCCGATCGGGAAGTTGGGCGCGTCGCCCGCAGCGACGAGTTTGGCGGTGCCGACCGCGGCGAAGCGCAGCATGTTCCCGCCCGACGATGCGTCGAAGATCGCGCCGTGAGTGACCGTGCCCCATCCGGCGGGGGTCGCTACCGGGAACACGATGTTGTTGCTGTTCAGGATCTGCCCTGCGGTGCCGGTGCCGACGGCTCCTGGAGCCGCGAAGGTGATCGATTGCCGCGCGTAGCCGTTGCCGGTGATCTCGGTGCCGCCGCCGTTCTCGCTCGGAGCTGCCGTGAACAACCCGAGGAACAAGGTGGCGGACGGCGACGGGAATGAGACGCCTCTGAACACGTAGTTCAGGAATGCGTTCTCCAGATAGTCGGTATTGGACATATCAGATGGCCCTCACGGTATCGCCTGGGAAGATCCGCTCATCCGGTTGGACGGTCTGCACGGACAGGGAGGATCCTGGGGGAGCCAAGTTCGCGGACTTGAGCGTCTCCAGCGCCTGCGAAATCTCCTCTTCCAGACGACGCAGCTCGTCGCGCGTGCTGAGGTAGGAGGTCTCTCGGAAGGCCGCCTCGTCGTTCCAGGTCTGGAGCCGAGCGGTGCCATCCATGAACAGGGTCGGCATCGAGCGGAGCAGCTTGGACCGGACCCACTTGATCTCGGTCTGGTAGGCCAGCATCCGAAGATGCTGGATGTCGGTGGTCGGGTTCGGAACGAACGGGAGAGCGGCCAGGGAGGCGACTCGCTCGCTGCCCAACGCCCCGCGGAAGCCTATCGCGGTGTCCTGGATGGCCGTGTCGATCATCGTGTGGCCGTCGTTCTCCTGGCGAACCGCGGACAGCCGCAGCGCCTTGACCAGGAGTTCGCGGGACGGGGCGAAGGTCGGGGCTACGGAGAACCATTCCAAGGACAGATTCTTCCACGCATTGAAGATGTTCAATGCATGCAGCGAATTGCCGACGGTGCTGAGGTGGATGCTGTCGACGGTGGGCAAGCCCGTGAGATCGACGAGCCGCACGTCGGCGGTCCTGGTTTCGGCCATCGCAGTCAGCCCGTTCCTGGCTGCCGCGATCCGGTTCGGGTCCGCGGAGATCGTCTCCGAGGGGAGCGCGAGGTAGAACCTGATCTGGGAGGTCGGCAGGCTCTCACGGGCCAGCACGTTCTTGATGCCGTCGATGATGGCTTCGATGTTCGCTCGGGTCGTCGCCAGATCGATTGCCGGGTCGAGGATGTCGTTGGTTCCCAGCGAGATCGCCACGAACTTGAGGATCGGCTTCTTGTTGGCCGCCTTGAGCTGGTCGATCGCGGCGAGAAGCCACGTCTTGACCATGCCGTGCCAGAAGTATCGGTTGTCGACCGGGTGCCACATGAAGGTGCGGGAACCGACCCAGGTCGCCTTCACCACGGTCAGCGACTTCAACTGCGCTTGCAGGAGGCCGCACAGAGGGATCTCGATGCCGTGCAGGCCGGCGACGGGAGGCAGGGTCACTTGGTTGTTGACCCCGGCCTGGAGCGTCTCCAGCTTCGCGCTCCTCGCACTCAGGATGGCCGCCCCCGGCAGCGGACCCAGCAACTGAGGCGGCATCTCCGAGTTGACGCCCGTGCCTTCGTGGATGGAGTCGCCCATCACGATGAACATGGGCTCTTCCGTGGTTGTGTAGGTCGGCGGCGAGTAGAAGACGCTCCTGCCGAGATCCTCGCCCATGGCGACGAGAGAGGCCGCGTTGAAGGTCTTTCCGTCGGCAGCCACAGCGTATCTCGACGTCCGGTGGATAACCACCTCGTCCACGGAGTTGTCTTCCAGGCAGTGGAGGGTGCCTCTGCTGAGATACGTCTGGAGGTAGTCGGCCTCGGATAGGCCGGTCATAGTGTGGCAGGGCTCGATGATGTATGCAGGCATGAAGCCTGTGCCGTTGATGAGGCTGCCCAGAGAGCATCCCGAGATGGTCGGGATCTTCCTACGGAGAGCCTCGATCAGCGCCATCGTGTTGACGCCGAGGCATCTCGACACTTCAGGCAGCTTGATGTCTTCGGTGTAGATCGAGAGGACGCACGCTTCGATCCGAAGGGTGTCCGGTGCCGCGGCGGCGGCTGCCGCAGCGATCTTGGCGACCAGGGCGGAATACGCCTCGCCTGTCACCAGCGGATTCCACGACACCTTGCCGGCCATCGACGCCATGGAGGAGTCGACCGCGTGCTTGATGTAGTAGAGGTTGCCGGTCGGCTTGTTCGGGCGGATGCCCTCGCGGAAGCGGGCTTCAGGTCCCCAGAAGCTGCCTGAAGGCGCCGAGTTGGTGCCGGCTTGGTAGTTCTGCCACGCGCTCGCGCCGTCGTTCCAGATGAAGGCGTCCGTCTGCGGGTCGTCGTAGCTGGGGTTGATGGCAGCCAGCTCTGAGGACGGACGGGTCCCCTGCATCGACAGGTCGCCGATGAACAGAACGACGGAGCGAACTACCACGCCAGGAGGATCTCGGTGTTCAGGAGGGTGGTGCCGGAGCTGTTCACTCGGATTCCCACGTAGGGGTAGAAGTGACCGGCCAGAACTTGGAAGGTGGGGTTGTCCGCGTCGGTCGTCCTGATGCTCACCGTCCCGTCTACATTCGCGTGGAACCCACGAAACGGGAAGGTCAGAGTCGCGTTGAAAGTCGGGTTCGCGAAGTTCTGATACCGCTCGAAGTCGGAGCGGGGGATCTCGACAGCCGATGCGGGGGCAGCCATCTCAGCTCCCCGTCATAAACAGGATGGCCTCTTCGAGGTCGGTGAAGACCTTGACGGGCGCGAGCTTCTTCTTCTTGACGTTCTCCTGGATCAGCATGTTGAGCTGCTCCAGCGACTTCGATTGGATGTCCTCCACCTTGAAGTCCCAGTTCTTGACCGGAGGCTTCGCGGGCGGCGTATCCAGAGGCTTGGTCAGCTCCGATTCGTCCATCTCGACCGCGAGCTTCTCCGCGAGGAGCTGCTTGCCCGCATCGCCCGCGCACAGATGCGCGGGGATGCGACCCTTCTCGGGGATGTTGATGTCGTTGGCGAAACGGAGATTCGTGGTTGCGAACAGGGCCATGGTGTCACCTCACTGGACGTCGAGGACGTAGACGGCGTTCGGCTTGCGCACCAGCGGCATCGGCCGCGTCTGCACGAGCTGCACGTAGACCGACGGGTCGCGTTCCTTCCACGACTTCGCGAACCGCTTGCCGACGAAGCTGCCCTCGTCGAAGGCGTCGTGGTCGGGGATGCAGCCGTAGAGCATCTTGTTCTCGGACAGCGCGTTGCCGCCCGCGATGAAGATGGCCTGATCGGCCGGGATGAACGGTGCCGACGCCCCGGTGTCGTCCACGTATTCGCGGCTGTATTCCCAGACCGGGATCCCGTAGATGCTGCCGAGGTAGATGGCGCCGCTGTCGTTGAACTGGTTGACCAGCTCCAGCGTGCCAGCCGCCACGTTCTTCTTGTCCAGGTCGGCCTTCACCGTCGAGTTCTTCTGGAAGCTCGTCGAAGCCGCGGTGCCCATCACGCACACGCCGGCCGGGGCCGACAGGTGCTTGCTGAACGTGCGCTTCACGGTGTGGAAGTCGCCCTGGATGTCCGGCGAGGCGTCGTTCCAACGCGCGGTCGTCGCCAGCGTGCTCACCATGTCGGTGCTGCGCGGGATCGAGACCTTGAAGTTGGCCTTCTCGCTGGCTTGGTAGGACAGCTCCATGAAGCCCGACGTCTTGCCGGTCAGGAGTTGCGCGACCATCCACTCGACGCGGTTGTCGATCAGCCCCGCCATGTATTGGGCGTCCTCGGCGATCGCTTGCTGGCGAGCGGCGGAGACGACCGAACCGTCGGAGATGAACATGCCTGTGTTCGGCAGACGCCGGAGGAATGCGTTGTATGCATCCATCGGCCGCTTCATGCGGATGTTCGGGCAGGATACGTTCGCGAACGTGGTGGACCGGCCGCCGACGCTGATGGCTTCGGCGTTGACCTCCACGAACGGAGCGAGGTATCGCTCGCCCTCGCGGTAGGACAGCTCCGCGACTTCCGTCGGGAGGTTCTGTTCGCGGTTGCCGAACATCAGTTGCGTCAGGAAGCTGCTCGGCGACTTGACGAGGTTGACGAACGCCGTCTGGAAGGCCCAGGTCAGCTTGTCGTAGGTAGTGGGAAGTGCCATGTGTGTTTTCTCCTAGGGATCAGCCGGTCAGGCCGGTGGTGCCGCCGAGGAGGGTGAGACCTTCGACGTAGATGCCGCGTTCGCGGACGGACGGTTGACGGAGGATGTCCTTCAACTGCTGGAGGGTGCCGAGCAGCACGGTGCCGGCCGGCGAGTAGCCCGCCGACAGCGGCGCGATGTCGTCGTAGTGGACGGAGCCGCGAAGCATCACGGTGCCGTGGACTTCGGTGGAGGCCGCGCCGGAGATTGTGACTTCGGACGGCCAGACGATGCCGGCCACTGCGTTGGTCGCGCCGAGCGCGGCCGACGGGTCGACCTTCACCATGAAGCCGGTCGCGGCCTCGATGTAGACCGGGGTGCCGACCGGAAGCGTGATCGAGCCTGAAGTGCCGTTGCCGGTCTTGAACAGGCGCGTGACGACGGCGCCAGGGCCCTGGTCAGGCTGGATGCGCTTCAGCGGCCCGCGGGCCGCCTCGCCATAGAGTTGGTTGGTTGCGAGTGCCATGGATCACTTCCCCCGCTTGTTGATGAGTTCGGCGGCCTTCTCGCCAGCGGCCCACTCGTCCGCCTGCTCCTTCGAGATGCCGGTGAGGTTGCCGACCGAAGACTTCGGCTGGAATGGCACGCCGGTCGGGCCATTGCTCGACTTCGAGATGCCCGCGGCCTCGTCTTCCTTGTCCCAGTCGGCCTTCGCCGTCGCGATCGCCTCGCGGTAGCTCTTGATCGACTCGACGTCGTTCCAGTCCGTGCCCTTCTTGAGCTGGTAGAGGAACACGTCGCGCTCGTGCTTCTGCACGTCGCGCGGGTTGTCGAGCTTGCCCTTGAACACCGGGGCGTCCTTGTCCTCGGTCTTCACCTCGGGCTTCGGCGCTTCGGGCTTCAGAGCCTTCACGATCTCGGTGGTGAACTCCTTGAAGAGTTCCTTCATCTCGTTCTTGTCCATGTCTTTCGCTTCGGGTTTGGGCGGGGTGTTCAGTGACTTGGAGATGACCTCGATCAAACGATCGATATCAGCCTTCTCCTGATCGACGATGGCGGTGCCGCCCATCGACACGCCCGCCCATTCGCCCGATCGATACTTCTTGCGCAGCTCCGGGTCGTCGATCTTGATGACCGTCGCCCAGGCGCCCGTGAGGTCGACTTCCTTGCCAGTGCGGTCCTTCCAGCCGTGGAACCGCTCGTCGGTCTTCTGGACCAGGAAGTTCTCGCCGACGCGCGCCTTCTCCGACGGCACCGCGATGCCGTTGTGCCGGATGTCGATCTTGCCGCCCTTGCAGATGTAGTTGTAGCAGGCGTCCTTGATGACCTCGGCGTCCGCGATGTCGTCCTGCGAGTCCCGGTGCTCGGGAGCGTAGACGACATTCAACAGTTCCCCCTTCTCGTCGAACGTGTCCATCGCCTTCGACAAACACCCGAACGAGAAGCTGCCGTCCTCTTTGTATACCGGCTTCAACATATTCGCCCCGTTTGGGACGAGCGAGATGAACTCGATGTTGGCTTTGCGGATTCGGCGCATGACGGGGGAGCGTGCCGACTGGCCAAAGCAGTGTCAAGAGGCTATGTTTGAAGGGATGAGCAATGGTGATAACGCTATCGGTTTCCCTGGCCGACAGGCATTCCCGCTGGCGCCTGATCCCAGCTTGCTTGTCTCTCTGTTGAAGGAGGGATTGGCTGTCACTGGCAGCAACCAGTATCGACAGAAGAACCGTGTTCCTCATCCGATTCGGATGGAGAATGCAGCACTGATGATGCTTGCAGTGGATTTGCAGATGACCTGCATCCACACGAAACGAGATGCCATCGTCGGACTGGGATTCGAGTCAGACGAGAAGAGGAAGGAGCGCGAGAAGCCGCCGATGCCTGATCCGGCGATGCAGCCCGCCGCTCCAGTGAAGAAGATCGAAGGCGACTCCGAGATCAGCAAGGTGGAAGAGGTCTTGGACCCTATCTGCGAATACGGATTCCAGAGCCTCATGTCGCAATGCGGAGAGGACTACGGGAACACCGGCAACGGCTACTTCGAGGTGGTGCGGGATGGCACCTCGGTCGTCAAGTTGTGGCACATGCAGGCGCCGTGCGTCTACGTGAACGTGGAAGCGGATGGCACCAACTACCACTACGAAGTCGATGACGGCAACGGCACCAAGAAGTTCGCCAAGTATGGTGACGTAGAGCGCCTACGCAAAGTCGTCCAACAAGAGCGGATCACCGAGCTGGTTCACTTCAAGTTGCCTACCCCGTTCAGTGCCTACTACGGGATTCCAGATTGGCTGGCATGCACTCCGTGGCTGGAGCTGGCCCAGATGCTCCAGGGCTACCACTTCGACTTCTTCCAGAACCGCGCGGTGCCGGATCTGCTCGCGGTGATCTCCGGATACACTGTCGGGAAGGATGAGTTCGATGCTCTGGCTAGTCAGATCAAGGAGACGGTGGGCGAAGGGAAGCGTCACCGCTCCCTGCTCGTGAACTTGAAGAACGTGAACGGCAAGCTGGACATCCACCGGCTGGCCTCGGAGACGACCGACACGTTCGAGAGCCTCTGGAACACCGTGCAGTTGAAGCTGGTGTCGAGTCACCGCGTGCCGCCGCTGCTGGCTGGTTTGTCGTTGCCTGGGAAGATGGCGGCGGCGAACGAGCTGCCGAACGCCCTCGTGGCGTTCCAGAACCTCTACGTGCAGCAGCACCAGCGAGTGTTCGAGCAGACGCTGCGGCGCACCCTGGCGCTCGACTTCCCGGAGCTGAAGAAGGAGTTCAACCTCCGCCGCATCACCGACTACTACGACCTCGGCAAGGTCGACACGATGTCGCGCATGAAGCAGCCGGCGGCCGAGGCGAA